TTCAATGATGCACTAGTTGCTGCAGCTGCAGAAGCTCCACCACCTGCATTTGAACCAGTAGTAGCAGTTACGCCTTCTTCCAATACATTTGGAATAGAATATCCAAAACGACCTGCGCCATAAAGACCACCTGATGGATCACCTGATGTATTAGTTACACCAAACATTGAATCGTCAGCTTCTGGAGTTCCGAATGGGTGTCCAGTACCTTCAGCATTGTCATCATCAAATCCAGGACGAGCTGTACCATATTTAAAGTCTAAGTAAAATACTAGACCTGATGGCAAGTTCATTGGTTGAACAGATACAAATTCTTTTGCCGCAAATTCAGCAAAGATTCTTCTTACTAATGGAAGAGCAACTCCTGCCCATTCCTCAGAACCTGCTGCTGTACCTGTAGCAGATGATTCTTTTACTAGTTGTCTTGCTTGGTTTTCAAGCAATTGTGCCATACCGGCTTTTTCAGTCTCACTAGTAAGACCTTCTAATAGACCCGTTCTTTCCCATTTAGAAACGTGAGCTTTTGCTGCACTTCTTTGAGAATCGTTAGGATCTTGTAATAATGAATTAAGGCTCATTTTTTATTTTCCTTATTTAATTAAACCCGCTAGTTTTTTCCAACGGTTGGCTTGTTCAAAGCCTTCTGTTAATACTTGTGTTGTTTCTTTGCTTGGAGCAGTTGATGCAACAGGTTTAGATGCCATTGATCTTGACTCTTTAACAATACGCTTTCCAGCCGTAGGCTTATGGAAAGATTCTGCTAAAGTTGCAAATACCAATTTTGCTTCTCTTGTGTTACCCGCTCTATCAAAGTTTTCGATCACTTTCATTTTCTGACCTTCGTTAAGATCAAAGTTTCGGAACAATTTGTTTGTGTAAAGAAGTTTTGCGTTTAAAAGATTAACTTCGTTGATAACTGATTTAAGATGAGACACAGTGTCATAAGCTTCACCAAGAGTTTCTTTCAACTCTTCGTTTTTAGTGATACAACGATCTTCGTTAGTCTCGTCTTTTTTGTCTTTCATCTCTTCATTTTTCTTTTTGTCGCCTCTGCTTTCTTTTGGATTTTCATCCTCGTCTTCTTCTGCTAAGATTGCTTCAATTAGATCGTCAATAGATTCAGAAAGTTCAATACCATCTGTGTGTGCCTTAGGGTCATCCATTTCGTTACGCATTCCTGCAGCAACTAAATCTTCTTCTTCTTCTTCGCCATCAGACACATACATTTCGTTTTCCATGCCTTCTGATTCTAAATCTTCTTCTAACTCTTTGATGATTTCTTCGATGCCTAAATCGTCACCCATATCATCACCCATCGCAGCGTCGCCTTCTAGGTCACCCATTGGTTCATCCATTTCTGGTTCAGCATCCATTCCTGGTTTTGACATAATGTCACCAGTAAAGTCAATTTCACCGTCCATGTCAGTATCAATTTCGATATCACCAACATCCATTGGTTCACCTTCTGCGCCCATTTCGTCACCCATGTCACCCATTGGTTCATCCATAGCCATTTCGTCACCCATGTCATCCATTGGTTCATCCATAGCCATTTCATCATCTTCAAGCTCACCGATTAACTCAGTTTCGAGCATGCTTTTGATTCTTGGCGTAAACGCTTCTTGAAGAGCAATCTTTGCATTAGCTAACGCAGTTTCTTTAACAGCTTTAGCATCCGCAATCGCTTCTTTTAGCAAATCTGATTTTGCCATTTGTTTTCTCCTTAAATTTGTTTTTGGAAATAAGATTATTTGAAATCTTAATAGAATATTATTTTTTATAGACACTATATAGAGATAGCGTATTTCCTTAATAAATATACCGCTACTTAAAAAACAGTAAAAAAGCCCTAACATTTCTGCTAGGACTTAAAAAAAATTATTTATTTATTAATCATATTGATGCATATCTCTTATTTTCTGCATATATTTTGCATTAATAAGTTGAGCTCTACGCTTTACACTAGGCTTTGTAAACGTACGATTTTCTTTTAACGCGTCTAATACGCCTAGTTGTTTCATTTTTCTTTTGAAGGATCTCAATGCAAATGAAATGTCTCCGTCTACTACTGCTACTGCAGATGGTGTACCTGATACGATACTTTTGTGGTGTTTCTGTTTTTTACTCATATAACTTGTTTTAAAATTTTCTGCTTGGGCGTCTTCTAGGATTATTACTTCTTGGAGCTTTAAATGCAAATTTGTTAAGCTCTGGTAGTTGTGCAAAATATCCTTGAATCTTTTGTGATTCACTTCCTGGATCTTCTCCTACTCGGAAGTAAAAATATCCTGTGCGTCCTGATTTGGATTTTTCATGCTTGATAATAGTAAATCCTTTTTTAGTAGTCCAACGTTGTATTTCTTTGGCTACTGCCATTGCTTCTTGTGGATCACGTAATTGATATATAACATGTCCTGCATAGTCTGTTAAGTTGTTTACTAGTTGAGCTTCGTCTATAAGTTCTTCTGATGTTAATCCAATATCAGACATTTTTGTTTTTAAGTCATCTAATACAGGACCAAGTTCATCAGCTTTAGCTTTAATAGTATCCATTGCAGCTGCAGAATTTTCTTCATTCAATCCAAAAAAGTCTTTATACATTTTTTTAAACTTACTCATTATCATGCTCTTATATTATATAAATTTATATTTTAAATTCCAAATTATCCTACTTCAAAATATCTACCAACACCATGTGCTACATCTTCAAATGCAGATTCTGCTCTGCGCTGATGAATTATTACTTCATTGCATGATTTTTGAAATTCCTTTAAAGCTCCCGTTATTTCTTTCATGTGTCGACTTGCATTAACAGCGTCAACCATATCTTCTTTTTCAGTAACAAGTTGTGAAGCTGTTTCTACAATACTAGTAATACGGTCGACTACTTCTTTTAAATCTCCTTTACCATATACAGATTCACCCATATGAGAAAATGTTTTTACTGCTTCATGAAATTCACGTTTTTGTTCAGTGGTTAATGGAGCAGGTCCTTCCGAAAATACTGTTTGTTTTTCATTGACATTTTCTTTTAATATGTCATGTATTGCGTTTAAATTTTTGCTTTCAAATTTCATGTTATATCCTACATTTACCGTCTTCACATAGTATTGATGTGATTAGGTTGTTAACTTTATCGTATTTATTTGTTTTATTTTTTTCAATTGATTCTTTCATCATTCCCATAAAAGCTCCATGAGTTGATGGATTGCTAACAAAGTCCCAACAAATCAATTCAAAATCATCTTGAACTTCTACAACGCCTTCATTTCTCAATTCTTTTACGCTACCTAAGCCTCTACTAGATATTCCTAATGTGATGCCTGCTTTAAAGAGTGACTTTAATATTTTACCAGATGGTGTATCTAAAACTTGTACTACACCTTTTAAATCGTCTCCTTCCCACCATATTTTTAAAACGTTATGAGATACATTGTTCAAGTTAACTACACTAGACTCTGGATGATCTAATTCGCCTAATGCTCTGTTTTGATCAATATATTCTTTTTGATACCGTTGACATTCTCGCATTAATATATTTTTAGGATACACTCTACCATTTTGGTTTTTAGCCCCAGACCGTTGTAATATACCCTGCACTATAAATCCACCTGGAACTCCATATTTAGCACCATGCGATTCATTTAATGAACCAATTGGGTTAAATTGCATGTATTCTACTAATAATGGCTTTGACATATCTTACTCTCCTAATGATCTAACTCGCTCTGATATTTTAATTAATCGTTCTGATATTTTTCTTAATGCGTTATGTGTCCCACTACTAAAACCAGAATGTGCTATTCCTGATTCGGTTTTTAATCTGCCGGTATATTCAACAATCTTTTCGATTTCTTTAAGTTTTTTAGCTACATCTCTTATAGACGCATTTACTTTTCTTGCCGGACTCATTTTTGAATCACTTAAAACAAAGTCTCGATATCCTTCTATAAGTTGTTCATACTTGTGATCCATCGCTTTTTGAACTTGCTCGTAAGTATATTTTTTTGCTTCTTTTTTTGGATCTTTCCACGCATATGGTGTAGTAACAGTAGCTACTCCTGCTGTGG